ATTACCGAAAATAACACTATGAATTTCGCCAGAGTAAAGGCGGTCCATGAAAGTTTAAAAGCAAAGAAGGTTAAACTTGAATTGGAGCAAATGGAGGGTTCTTTAGTTGATGCAAAAGCAGTTAAAGAATCAGCATTTAAACAAGCAAGGTTAGTACGGGATACTTTACTTGCAGTTCCCCAAAGATTAGCACCAGTAGTAGCAAATGAATCAGACGAGCATAGGGTTCATGAGTTAATTCACGATGAAATTGTTTCAGTTTTAAGAACTTTAGATGGCAATAAATCCTTACGAGTTGTTCGCAAGTAGTTATTCTGAAGGGCTTCAGCTGGACCCAGATTTAAAGGTATCAGAATGGTCAGATCAGAATCGAATACTACCGAGCAAGGGGAGTGCAGAACCGGGACTTTGGAGGACGAGCAGAACCCCTTACCTAAAAGAGATATTAAACTCGCTTTCACCGAAATCTCCAGTAGAGAGAGTGACCTTTATGAAGGCCTCTCAGTTAGGAGGAACCGAAGCAGGAAATTGCTGGATCACATACATAATAGGTCAAGCACCAGCCCCGATTTTGGTGGTACATCCGACCGTTGAATTAGCAAAAAGATGGTCAATCCAAAGGTTACAACCTTCCATTTTTGAATCAGAAGTTTTACGGGATAAGGTTGCCGATCCCCGTTCAAGAGATTCAGGTAATACCCAATTAGTAAAAGAATTTAAAGGTGGTATTTTGGTAACTACTGGTGCTAATTCCGCAGTAGGTTTAAGGAGTATGCCCTGTAAGTATTTAATGCTTGATGAAATCGATGCTTATGGTGCAGATGTAGACGGTGAAGGTGATCCAGTAAGTCTAGCAATCAAAAGAACCAGTACCTTTAATAAGCGAAAAGTATTAATGATTTCTACCCCTACCATTAAAGGTATGAGTAGAATTGAAAAAGAATATTACGAAAATAGTGATGCCAGACGCTACTTTTTACCCTGCCCTCATTGTAATAGGGAACAATTTTTAAAATGGTCTAACATACGATGGGATAAAGATGAAAATGGTAAACATTTACCCGAAACTGCTTATTATGAATGTGAGGCTTGTGAAAAAAGAATAGAAGAATATCATAAAGGTGAAATGCTTGCTAAAGGTAGATGGGTTTCTACTAACCCTAATACTAACGGTAAAAATGCAGGGTTTCATTTAAGTAGTTTATACAGTCCTCCCGGTTGGAAGTCTTGGTCTGATTGCGTAACCGAATTTTTAGAAGCTAAAGATGATAAATTCATGTTAAAAACATGGACTAATACAACTTTAGGCGAAACTTTTGAAGAATCTGGTGAAGGAGTGGAGTACGAATACATATATTCAAGGCGTGGTGGTTATGAAATAGAACCATTACCCGAACAGGTTTGCTTAATTACGGCTGGTTTAGATACACAAAACGACCGTATTGCGTGCGAAATAGTTGGCTGGGGTATTGGGGAGGAAAGCTGGTCTTTGTTTTATGGTGAGCTTTATGGCGATCCTAACGGGCCAGAAGTATGGAATAAGGTTGACGAAGTACTTCAGAAACAATATCTTCATCCTAGTGGTGTTAAATTAAACGTAGCGAGTGCTTTTATTGATAGTGGTGGTCACCATACTGATGCGGTTTACCGTTACGCACATGAAAGACAAATTAGTAGAATATTTGCCTGTAAAGGGATGAATACACCTAATAAACCAATTACGGGTAAACCTACTAAAATTGCAAGAACTAATACCCTTTTATTTCCTGTTGGTACTGATACCGCAAAAGAAGTTATCTATTCACGTTTAAAAATTGGGGAACCTAGCCGGGGTTATTGTCATTTCCCTTTAAGCTACGAGAAAGAATTCTTCTTGATGTTAACCGCAGAAAAAGTGCAAACTAAGTATGTAAAAGGATTTCCAAAAAGAGAATGGGTTAAAACAAGACGAAGAAATGAAGCTTTAGATTGTAGAGTATATGCTTTAGCAAGTTTAGTTTCCTTAAATCCAAATTTAGAAGTATTAACTGAAAAATTGTTGAGTGATCCAAAACCAGTAAAAAGGACAGTTAACAATCAGCCTAATTCGGGTTGGGTTCAATCAGTTAGACGGAGAAATTTGGGTTATGGCAAATCAATTTGATTCTACTAATTACCGTACCTTAGAACCTACTATTGAAGAATATGGTCACCCTATTATAGCTGGTGATTTATTAGTATGGAAAAGAAGTGATTTAAATTCCGATTATTCAAATTCCGCTTACACCTTATCCTATCAAGCCCGTCAAGCTGGTAATGGTACTTATGTTATTACCTTAACTGCATCAGCTTCGGGTACTGATTACGTTATTTCTGTCGGTCAATCAACCACAACTTCTTATAATGTAGGCCTTTATTATTGGGATGCCTACATAACCAGAAATTCTGATTCTGAAAGAATTAGGATTGATTCTGGTCAATGGGAAGTGATTGGTAATTTAGCAACCGATAACGCAGATCCAAGAAGCAGTAACCAAAAAATATATGAAGCAATAGTTGCAACAATAGAGGGAAGGGCATCACAAGACCAGATGAGTTATTCCATTGCTGGAAGATCCCTTTCAAGGATGAGTGTTCAGGACTTAATTGAATTTGAAGGTATCTATAAAGCAAGATGGATGAAAGAAGTTAACCAAAACCGAATTAATGATAATTTGGGTACGAGAAACACCATACTTGCAAGGCTCCCAACATGAAATTTTTTGATTTCTTTAAAAAAGAAAATAAACCGCATAAACGGTTAATCGGAAAACGTAATTTTGCTTCAGCTAAATACGATAATTTATTTTATGGGTGGCGTGGTACAGATTTAAGTGCAGATAGGGAGTTACAAAATAACCTTCAAACCATGCGTAATAGGGTTAGGCAAGTATGCAACGACGATGTATATGCCCGTAAATTTTTATCTATGGTAAAAGCTAATGTAATCGGTCCAGACGGGATCATATTACAATCAAAAGCTAAACGTGATGATGGAAGTTTTGATGGTGGTGATATTAGTGCTATTGAAACTGCTTGGAAACGATGGGGATCTGAAAAGAAATTTTGTTCAACAGATAAAAGATTAAATTTTAGGGATGTTCAAAGATTGGTAGTTGAAACCCTTGCCCGTGATGGTGAGGTCTTTGTAAGAATGGTTAAAGATACCAGAAACCCCTTTGGATTTAGTTTGTTCGTAATGGAAGGAGATTGGTTCGATATTAAACGTAACATGGAGTTAAAAAATAACCGTGTTGTTCGTATGAGTATTGAGCAAAATATGTACGGTGAACCGTTAGCTTATTACCAGTTAACAAGAGCCCCGGAAAATGGATCGACTAATTACATAGGTGAAGCAGAAAGGGTATCGGTAGATGAAATAATACATATTTATTTAATGGAAAGACCCGGACAGTCTAGGGGGATACCTTGGATGAATACCGCATTACGGGGTTTAGAAATGCTACACCAGTACCATGAATCAGAATTAGTAGCATCTCGAATAGGTTCAAGTTCTATGGGCTTTTTTACCTCACCAGATGCACAAGGCTATACAGGTACAAATAAAGATTCTGATGGTAATATTATACAGGAATTTCAGCCCGGAACTTTTCAACAATTACCAGACGGGGTTGAATTTACCCCTTTTACCCCAAACCATCCGACCAATGCTTTTCCTACTTTTGTAAAATCCATACTAAGAAGCATTTCTTCAGGTTTAGGGGTAAGTTATAACGCAATATCATCTGATTTAGAATCCGTTAACTTTAGTTCAATACGAGCAGGAGTAATGGAGGAAAGAATAGTATGGCAAACCCTTCAAAATTTCATGATAGAACATTTTTGCAGACCCGTATTTGAAAACTGGTTAACTATGGCGATCTCTACGGGTGAATTAGCATTACCCATGCAAAAAATTGATAAGTTTAAGGATGTTTCTTGGGTTCCAAGAGGTTGGAGTTACGTTGATCCATTAAAAGAGATAAATGCTCACAAAGTAGCGGTTGAAATGGGTGTTGAGTCACTAAGTGAAATTGCATCTAGTAAAGGTAAGGACTTAGGTGAAATATTTGAAGCAATTAAACGGGAAAAAGAACTTGCGGAAAGTATTGGAATTAAATTACCCTCAAATAATGACGAAACTACTGAAAAAATAGTAGTTGACGATGAAGAAAGGTAAGCATGGAAAAAGAAAATGTACGACATATATCAGAAGTAACGGAAACCGATGATTCGTATATTGTAGAGTTTAAAAAAGCAATGGAACCAGAAGAAACAGTTGAAGAAGAAACCGTTGAGGTTGAAAACTCTTATGATGACGATGATAAAGAGGATTACCGTAATTTAACCGAAGAAAATTATACCCGTACATTTACATTAAACCGTAATGATTTAAATGTAGATAATAGGACAGTAAGTTTAGCGTTTAGTAGTGAATTACCTGTTGAACGTGGTTTCGGGAATGAGGTATTAGATCATAACGTGGACTCTGTTAGACTTGGCCGTTTAAACAGTTCAGCCCCGTTACTAATTAATCACGAAATGGAACCAGTTATAGGTATTGTAGAATCAGCAAGAATTGACACCGATAAAGTCGGTCGTGCGGTTGTTCGTTTTGGCAATTCGGATAAAGCAAACGAGATTTTTAGGGATGTTAAAGACGGCATAAGAAATAAAGTAAGTATAGGCTACCGAATACATAGTATGGAAAAAATGGAAGCGGATGAACCTTCATTTAGAGCCGTAGATTGGGAGCCTTATGA